CTATTGAATACCAAGTTGCCCATGGTGATATTACCAGTAGTGGCTATGGTTAAGTTGCTGGTGCCCGCGAACACGTTGGCATCGTTGTATTGGACCTGTGTGTCTGCTCCGCCGGGTGTGCCGCCAGCGCCGCTGGGTCCTTGTGGGCCTTGTGGTCCGGTAGTGCCAATCGGGCCTTGCGGACCTTGTGGTCCTATATCACCTTGTGGGCCTGTTGGGCCTTGTGGTCCAGTGCTGCCAATTGGGCCTTGTGGTCCTTGCGGGCCTTGTGGTCCAGTGCTGCCAATTGGGCCTTGTGGTCCTTGTGGTCCTATATCGCCTTGTGGGCCGGTTGGTCCTTGTGGTCCGGTAGTGCCAATTGGTCCCTGTGGTCCTTGTGGTCCGGTAGTGCCAATTGGGCCTTGTGGTCCTTGCGGGCCTATATCACCTTGTGGACCTGTTGGTCCTTGTGGTCCAGTGCTGCCAATTGGGCCTTGTGGTCCTTGCGGTCCGGCCGGACCGGATCCGGATGTAATTGTAATAGTGGCTGCATTGCCGGATACGGTAGTAGATACACCATTACCTGTGAAGTTTATTAAATTGGCCGTATACGCTACAGTCGAGCCTTGATCTTGTATGGCTAGATTGCTACCGATGCCCTGCGGTCCTTGTGGGCCGGTAGTGCCAATTGGTCCTTGCGGTCCTTGTGGTCCGGTATTACCTTGCTGTCCTTGCGGTCCTTGCGGTCCGGTTGGTCCTTGCGGTCCTGCTACCGTGCTATCTGCTCCGGTCGGACCTTGTGGTCCGCGTGGTCCTTGCGGTCCTGTCACGCTGGCACCGCTGGGGCCTTGTGGGCCTTGTGGGCCGGTAATTCCTATATCGCCTTGCGGTCCTTGTGGACCACGTGGTCCTTGTGGTCCGGTAGTGCCGATCGGTCCTTGTGGTCCTTGTGGTCCTATATCACCTTGTGGTCCTTGTGGTCCGGTATTGCCTTGTGGTCCGCGTGGTCCTTGTGGTCCTGTCACGCTGTCGCCACTGGGTCCTTGTGGTCCTTGTGGTCCAGTAGTGCCGATCGGACCTTGTGGTCCTTGTGGTCCTTGTGGTCCGGTGCCGCTGGGGCCTTGCGGTCCCGTTGGTCCTTGTGGTCCGGTGCTGCCAATTGGTCCTGTGGGGCCTTGTGGTCCGGTAGTGCCAATTGGGCCTATAGGTCCGGTTGGTCCTTGTGGGCCGGTAGTGCCGATTGGTCCGGTGGGGCCTTGTGGTCCTGTGCTGCCGATTGGTCCTGTTGGTCCTTGTGGTCCGGTAGTGCCAATCGGGCCGGTAGGTCCTTGTGGGCCGGTAGTGCCAATTGGTCCTGTTGGTCCTTGTGGGCCGGTCGGACCGGATCCGGATGTAATTGTAATAGTGGCTGCATTGCCGGCCACTGTGGTAGACACACCATTGCCTACGAAGTTTAATAGATTGGCCGTCGAGACTAAGGTCACACCTTCATCTTGTATGGCAAGATTGCTGCCGCTGCCCCCAAGAGCTTTTACCCGCGCATTGCTGTAAACCGGATCGAGACTAAAAGTCACTCCACCGTTATTGCTTAACAGCGATAATAGTTGTTGTGCATTGCTGGGTATGGGAGTAACTGTCTGCCCATATAGTCCTGTAGTATTTCCACTTGTTGGCATGTTCTTGTCGTCCTTATTTGGCCGTGAATCGGCGATCTTTTCTTGGCTGGAAGATCGAAGTCATTCGATTATGACCGCCGCTCCATTTGCCCTTGCTGTTCTGATCGTTAATGGTCTTCCAAGCATCGTCGAACTTGGCACGCCAGTAGGCCGCATCTTCGGGCATCTTGCGTTTGAGATAATAATTGTGTAGTGTGCTATAGATATAGCCTTCGCTCCAACTGGTCAATACGCCATTGTTCTGCGTCTCATTGCCACTGGTGTCCAAACTAAACAATAATGGCCATGCCTTATAATAATAAAGGTTGACCAAGTCGTCTAGGGCCAATGTGGGAAGGAATTGATAGTATTGTCCTACTTCACTGAACTTGCCGCGATATACAGCAGGAATATTAATAGGTTTTAGATATAGACTCTGTATGAGTCCTTCAGTGATTACATCTCTATCGCCAATACGATCATATACGATCCATGGTCCTAAACTGCTGGCTGGCACACTGCCGCCCTGTTTAAAGAACAATATAGGCTTGTTCATATCGCTGGGGATAGGTATACGACCCAAACTATCTGCTGTGCCTATATAATCATTATCATAGGGATCACTGCGTAATATGGGTAATTCAATATTACGCATCATGAGTTCTCCTAGATAGATACACTGTTTGATCTCGGTATCATTGCTGCTGCCCGTAAAAGCTTCTATATAGGAGACTAATGCATCGGCGTCGGGAATCTGATAACTCATTGTTTATATACCTTTAAAGAACCTAACTTGGCCTCGTTTGGTTGGATAGGGGACATCTACGGGGATTGGTAATCGACCACCCGGGTGGCAGACGAAATCATTGTATTCTCGCTCTACCACGCGATAAAATTGTGCTTTGAGAGTCCTATCACGTTTGATCGTGCTCCACGGCATACCGCCGAAGTAATCGTCGCCGATACGTATGGCTAGGACTTCAGGTAGATCCATCCACTTATAAGTCAACCGGCCATCTTCGCCTATAGGAGCCATGGGATCATGAATGCCCTGTTCGCTGGCCTTGCGATAAGCGGCGCACCGACGTCGCACTGCTTCCACGTTATGCTGTTCTCTCTTAATATAAAACTTACCATCTTCTCTACCGGTGGTGATCATGATATTGCGACTGGAATTCCAATCGCTGCGTGTCCAATCACCTTTCATAGCGTTATACAAGTGATCATTCTGCAATAACTTGTCGGCTATGCCATTGTGAGGGGTAATCATACCGCCATGGTCTTGTCTTGCATAGTCTGTGTCGAATTGGGGATCATCGTCGGTCAGCCAACTGGCATCTGGCGGTAAGTTATTGGGGTTAAATTCGGATTGGTTTAGATTATTCATATGAGTATTTATGACTGAGCGAGTCATAAAGAAAGGGGCCGTAGACCCCTTTCTCTCTGCTGCTGTGTTTATTCAACTATTAGAATGACACGCCTCCCCAAACACTTAGACGCTGAACTGCTGCGCTTGGGCGTAGGGTTGTAACTGCACTACCAGTTGCACTGATGTCATGAAGCACACCAACGCCAGCTGGGTTACGAACGATAAGCGTTCCTTCCATGATGAACTGATCTAGCGATGCATCAGCATTGCTGAATACTTCGTTATTTGGTCCAAGATCACGTAGACTACCCCACTGAATAACTTCTTCGTTCAAGAAGTAGATCTGATTGCTTACACCAGCTTGATCCATGATCCATGAATCGAATATTTCGTAGGTGTAGTTAAAGTCGCCTTCATACGTTTGGATAGTGTCACCACGCTCACTATTAACACGGTTAATAGATCTGCTGGTTGGCATTGTATCCGAAATATGAGTGCGTAGGCTTGTCGGAGCGACCACAGTGCGGATCTTAGCATTGAAGCGTTGTTCAGCTGCGGTCACTAACTGTTTGTAAGTGATTGGGCTGAATACTTGGTTGGTCTCAGTTCCGGTGTAGTAATTGCTACCGCTGGCAGTAATGGTTAAATTACCAACGTTGGCAGTAGGATTATCACTGGATTCTGGGTTGGTCCAAGTTACAAACGCTTGTAGGTTGCCAGTTGTTGGGTTGAATGAATGTGTTCCTGCGAACGAATTCAATGATCCCATACGACGACCTGCTTGTGCGGCACCAAAGCCGCCGCTGTATGCACTGGTGTTACCTGACTGGCCTGAATACTTGGTGCCAATCTGGTCATTACGAACCAATTGCATTTCAACGTCGAACATAAGTTCGATCAGCTGTTTAACTTCTTGATACGCTTGCGGATCGCCACCAGATTGTTCAACAGCGCGAGCAGTGCCGGTAGCACCAACGGTTGTTGAGAAAATCTGTGTGTAGTTGCCCAGGTTGTTACGCTGATTGCTGCTTGCATTAGCAGCGGCAACTGCTGCACCTTCCAAGTTGGCCTGCGCTGCTGGTAGACGATACACGTCGTTGGTCCAAAGAGGTAATGTAGAAACTACTTTACGCTTCTTGGCCATACACATGTTTAATACTGGTGTGTCATCTTTGACACGGTTTGATACGTCAAGATCTAGATCTTTAACGACGATGTCGGAAGCATAAGCTCCAGTTCCGTTACCGATTTGGCTTGTGGTAATTGTGGCCATTTAATTTCTCCTAAGTATTTGGCTATATTTTCTAACGCCCTCTCGCTGCTCTTATCTTTGATAGTTGAGCTACAAGAAGGTTATCTGCGGCTTTTTTATCACCGCCCTTGGCTTTTGCACGAAGTTGAGCGACATCATCTTGGGATCGATTCGAGGCTGAATTACCACGTTTTCCGGTCAATGCTGCTATGCTGTTACCAGCTTGCCGCACTGTGCCTTTGCCACGATATTTCAATCCATCTCTGACCAGCGTCATGATATGTTCATCGCTGGAGATAAGATCTATATTATCGATGCCGGGCACTAATTGACGATGGGCACCTTCCCAACCTTTCGAGACCTTTTCTCTGATCTCCTTATAGACAAATTCATTCCTTAACTCTTTGTCTTGGAATGACTTACGACCCTGCTCCAGTATCGACTGCACTTGACCTCGACGTATCTCATAGAACTGATCTACGTTGGGTTTCAATTGCTTGATTACACCGGCCTGTTGGCTAATGTATCTTTCATTTTGATTCATCGCTGCTTGTATTCTAGCTAACTGCGCTGGATCGTTGGTCTGTGCTAACTGCTGGTTAAACGTCGTTTGGTAATTCTGTGTCTTAAGGATCTCATCGTAGGCCTTTTGAAGCTGTGGCTTTACGGTAAATTCCATTGCCAATATGAGACCTTCTGTGTGAGCCTGTTTCTCTTTGAGATATTCATCAAACTCACTGCGTTCGATCTTTAATTGTCTTGCTTCTTCGTGTATTGCTCCGCCTTGTCCTAAAATCGCAGCTGCCTTTTTGGCGTCTATCTCGACATCTTTACCATTACGTTTGAACTTGAACTTAGCGTCCGGATGTTCATCCGCAAAGGCAATAAAGTCGATGACTTCGCCATCTGTCGAATCGCTTTCGCTTACCTCTTCAGGGGCTACGGCTTCGTCAGTGCTGTCTACTATCTCATCGGATTCTTGCGAATCAATTTCTGGCTGGTCTGGATCGTCGTCGATCCCCGCCGGTGCCACAGGGCTACCCGATGCTGCCGCTTCAGATGAACCTGTCTCAGTTTGCTTGGTAGCGGCCGGTTGATTACGCATCGCGGTCATTTTGGCTACTATGGAGTCCAAGCTGGGAACTGCATTTTCGATAGGGGCCGCGCCGTTGGCGTTAGGACTATCAATTACTTCTGTTGTCATTTATTTATTCCTTAATGTTATTCTTGGGATCTACGGAACCATTCTGTAGATTTACCAATCGATTCTTATAGTATGTAGCTCTTTTCAACATGCTAACGAATTTGTCTATGCCCGCTAGGTGATTGCAGACTGCTATCCTCCGGGCGTTATCATCCTGTGAGTGACCAGTTACGGCTATCAATTCATCGCTTAATTCAAACTTATATTGATGTATAAACAGGGCCAGTTCGCGGTTCAGTAGCAGTGCTTCTGCTTGACTTCCCCATGCTTTAACTTGGTCCTGCTGTGCCGGGGTCATGGTCTTAATGTTATTAGGATCCACACGCGGTCTGGCATTGAATGCATCTATTACATCACGATCTATCATTTCAATTCCTCGGGGTCGATTAATAATTTGTTGCTTTTCTTTCCTTGAGCAAGCTGACTGCTTCTAATTGTCGCTGTGCGGTATTACCCGTCACGTCGGCTTTGATCTCTTCGGTTCGAGCCTTATCTAGATCGGCCCGTGCTAACTTAGCTTGATCATCGGGACTTGGAGTCTTGTTCTGGCCCGCTTGTTGGCCTTGTTTTATCATCGTCATGACTTCGTCGTCGCTGGGCAAGTAAGTATTACAATCTTTGATACCCAACACATATAATGTATCGGCGTAGGGTTTCTTGATCTTCTTGAATATTTCAGGTGTGAGCGTGCCTGCTGCTGTCATGGCCGCGACTTCCTGATATAGTTGTATCTGAACTTGTTTAATTATCTGCAAGCGGTTTAGGCTGTTTTCTTCTGACTTCATACCTAGAGCCAATTCTATATGGATTAGACCGCGTTGGCAGAAGTTCATATCATCGAATGCCTGTGCGTCTAAGAACACGCTTTCTTTATCCGGATGATATAGTTGTGCTAATTTACGCACACCGTAGTCATCTCCGTATTGCACCAAGGTCCGCCAGGTAAGCCATATGGCTTCTTTGAGTCCTTCTGCACAGTTCTTAATGGTATTGTCCTGTATGATCTGATTGGGACTTAGAGCCATCTGTAGTTTAATACCGCTGTTGCCTGGAGCCATGACTTCTGGATTAAACACATCTGTGGGTTGTGTCATGCCTATCATGGCCATGACATCGCTTTGTATGCGGTTCAATGCTGTATCGATGAATGCTATACTGCCGCTGGGCGGAGGTAAAGGATATATGTCTGTGGCTGGATCGAATTTGCTGTCCAATATAAAGATAGCGGCTTCGCCATCTTGCAACATCTCGAAGTCTACCTTGTCAGGTTTAACTCCTAATCGCGGTGTGGCTGTAAGTAGACCCAATTGGATCTCTGCTCTATGGCCGGCTGTGGCATACTCCTGCATGGGCACTACGCTTTCCGCTATGCTCATACCATAGAAGTTCTGGCTCAAAGGTTTAGGACACATATTGGCCACTGGGATGAATTCTACTTCCTTGGCACTGACTATGTATTGTCCGGAATAGACCATCTCGATCAATTCCAGTTCACCGTCGCCATCGATATCATAACGATTCCAAACGGTCAACATGCTGATCTGACGTCCATCCGGATCCTGTGCGTTATAACCGCTGCTGGGTAGACCATTGATAGGCACACTGTCTCTTGCGTGTAGAGCCAAGTTGTTTAATAGACTGCCTGCTTGATATGCACCCACGTTGCTGTATGCGGAATACTTACGGAACAATTCTAGATTGATATCTGGATATAGTTCTGTAGCTTCCTGTATGCTCATGGGATCATAAAATCCGCAGAATGGTTGTTCTTGGATGCTGATTACCGTAGGGTCGCACATCCAATAGTGTTGTGCTATAGGACGCCATTTGACGTTGATAGTATAACCCACTAGTTTGTATTTGGCTTCATATGATGTATTGCGGAGGATGCTTTCATTGACCAATTGATCTGCGTCGTCCGCTGTGATCTGCTCTATAGGATCTTGGTCCAGTTCGGCAAAGTTGCCGCCGGCGGCAGAATCGGCCATGGCCATCATATTGTCACGCGTGGCATCGACCTTCTCACGTGCGCGACCCTGTAGTTCCTGTGAGGTCTCATTCATGACCGCATCGAGGTCGACATCGATCTTGCGACGACTTTGACGTGTGACTGTTAATCCAGCATCGCGGGCCTGGGCTTCAAATGCCTGTAATTGATCTGCTGTTCCGCTACTGGTCACGTAGCGTGTGATCTGTTCGCGACGCGGTGCGATCATCATCTGACCATTCTTATGCAGTGCAGCATCCATAACCCAATGTTGCAGTATGGTATGCGGTTCGTTCATCTGATTGACAACTTTGGAAACCATCTCGGTGGCCTGCCGTGCTGCCACTTCGTCATCCTCATTGTCCGCTACGAATTCAAAGTTGATATCACCATTGGGCGAGATACCTTTAGTGATAACTGCGGTAGCATAATCCACAGCAGGTTTGACGATAGGATGAATATAATCGATACCGTTGACAGGTTCTGTGCTTTGTGTTACTGCCAGTGCCAAATAATGATAATCGCTGGCTCTGTTGATATTGTTCTTTGTAGCCAGCAGTCGTAGATACGCGGCACATTTCTGGTCCATCATACCTTTCATCTTAAGAAAGCGGGCTTCTTTACTGTTAGGTGCTGCTATATCAGTAGATATAAAGTGTTTTAGATCAAGCATGTGTGTTTTCCATATGGCTATTGATTATTTAGCCCGTTGCTGGCGCGGGCGGGCCGGGCCCTAGCGCGATGCATCATATGTTTTCTTCCATGCCGGAGTCTCAGCCGGAGTGCGTGGGCGATAGAATTGTTCGCGAATTTCTGCCATCCGACGTCGAGGATCTTTGCCATCGTAGGGTTCTGCTATGCCTCCTAAACAGCCTAATAGGGCATAACGAGCACTATCGATGCAGTCGTCGGGGTCGCTAAAGCGTCCTTGCACATCTACGTAGTAGTTCTGTGCTTCTCTTAAGAACTCTACACAGTTTTCGTTGATCTGCATGCTGCCCAATTCCAACATCTGTCGCATGCTGTTGATACCAAAACTCTTGTGATTGGTAGTGCGGCCCTGTGCATCCGGTGGATTCATTATGGGCGTGGGATGCACATTCAATTCGTATTCCTGGAATAGAGTCCGTATGCTTTGGCTGCTCATGGTATAGCGGCCCGGTGTGCTGGCATCCGCGGGTAATACTATGGGGCAACCAAATACTTCGGGTCGCATGAGATGGTTGATATAGTTCATAGGGTTGGCTTCTTCTGCACCCTTGACCACTATCTGACTTTGCATCCAAGCTGATCTCTCGCGTGGATCCCAATACAGCAGGGTAATTACCGTGCGGTCATTGACCAAGCCCAGATCAAGAGCAATAATACGATGCATATTTGGTAAAGTTCTAAAATCATAATCTCCTGTCCTATACGTGGGCCACGTGGTCAATTGGAACACAGCACCCTTGCCCATGACAGGACGGCCGTGTTTACGTGCATCACGTTCGTGCGGTAAGTAATCTCTTTCTAATTGCAGCCGGGTCTCTTTGAGCAGGAAAGGTTCTCCCCATAGATCATATTCTGGAACATCATCCCAGCTGACTCTTATGTGTTGATATCCTTCCTCATGATTCCAGAACTTGCTGACCAGACCATTCAGACCTTTCAATGGTGTGAACGAACAGAGGACCTGACCCTGCGTGGTAGCGGTTCTCGTGACCAATTCGCTGAATATCTCATCCGGAGGTTGTTCATCGAATACCACCAGATCCAACTTGAATCCCTGTAGGTTACGCACTTCCTGTGTATAGTTACCAAACAAGAGATAACTGTTGGTGCCGGATGCATGGCGTATCTCTACACCTATAACGTTGGCTCCATCGCTACGCATGGTATCTTCTACTATGGTATGGCGTGGTATGGCTCCTGTGCCCAATTGGTCTCTCAATTTAACATCGCGAGTGCCTATGAGTTCTTCCTGCAACACGCGGGCTACCTGTTCCCATCCTTCACCGGCTACAAACACTGTGATGGGTTTTTCAAATCGACGTCCGGGCCACCAATCAGGATATAGACCCGTTAGGTGCATGGCAGTTTCGTAGCAGGTGCTGACGGTCTTGCCGATCCGGTTAGCGGCCAAGATGCCTCGACGTGCCGCGGCTCCGGTCTCAAAGAACTTTAATTGATGTGGAAATGGGCGGAAATATTTCAGCTGGTTATGCCGCATGTCATCCGCGGTCGCCATAGCCAGATCTAAAAAGTTCTGTTTAGTATAGAAATCAAACGTGTCTATACCCGCCACGGTGAGATTGTTAAGATCGGCTACGTAGCGTATGGCACGTCGAGTCAGTAGCTGAGGATCTATCATTGGTCCA